CGAGGACGGAACGGAGATCAAATATGCAGTTGGCCAACCAATGGGAGCGCTTACTTCTTTCTCTGTATTCGCATTAACACATCATGTGTTAGTACGGATAGCAGCTGTGCGTGCTGGTCTCCAACCTTCATTTAGTGATTATGTCATAATAGGTGATGACGTAACTATCTTCAGCGAGAAGGTTGGTATCAAGTATCGTGAACTCATGATTGGAATCGGAATGGGCATATCAGAGGCTAAGTCTATAGCCCATGCCCAGGGTCTAGTCCCAGCAGGAGAAATTGCGAAGCGAACCTTCGTAGGTGGGATCGAGATTTCCGGTATACCTGTTAAGCTCCTAGCTAAGCTTCCTCGATTCGGAAAACTTGGACTAAAAGTTCAAGATATGCTGATCTCGAGAGGAGTCATGGCTCCTGGTAGACCATTGATGTCATTCTTGGCTGGTGCTGTAGATCGTGAATCACTATCTCTGTTATTGAAACTGAACGCTGTCCCTGGATCGGTATCTGGTGTGGCTCATCCATTAGGTGCTGTCGCTCCGTCTCTAGAAATAGAGAACTGGTCCTCAGACTACAAGGTTACTGACAGAGATGTGGTTGATGCCTACACATTCGTGACAATAACAGAGCAACTTAAGAAACTGGATACGTTATTACGACAGTCTGAACTTTTAGCTGAAAGTATCGAATTCTTAGAGATCTCAGATTCTTTCGAAGGACAGGAATTGACTACCCCGAAGAGCGAGATTATTGAAAGACTCGAGAAGTTGATACAGAAGTACCCTTCATCTATCGATTCACATCCGTTGACGAAGGCAGTGACCCAGGAGGCAGAGCGTGTCTCTGTCCTCTTAGCACGTCTCCGATCCGGAACCTTGTCGCTTGACACTGCTGCTAGACTTGAGCTGCTTCAGTCATTACGTAATGCTATTTGGTCAATGGCAGAAATGGACGACGAAGAGCGGGTTCAACTTCAGTACGCAGTGTTCAATTCGGCTCTAGTGTCTCTGTCTAAGGTGATAGCTGAGGGAGAACCTCGACGTTTGGAGTTTACGATTGCTTTACTACCGTTGAATCGTGCTTATACTGTTATGTGGCGTTTAGGTCATGGTGTTACTGTCAATGGTGTTCGGACTCGGATTTCTGTCGACCTTATGGCTAACGACCGTAAGATCGACGATGCCCTATCGTCGCTTACCATGTTACCTCGAGTCTCTCGTCGTCCAAAGGCGAAGAGTCTACCCATAGGCTCTAAGGCCTTATAATTTGGACAAACTATAGGATACCAATTACTAGCTCGATCTCTGGTAGGTGTGTACAGCCTATCAGGATATAAAGGGATAATGGTTGTACTTCAACTGGGCCCCTTAGGGTTGTTCATACCCGGACCTCTGAGGGGTCCCCCCCATAAGCTCTCGTAGTATGAGAGTGCGAACCTATGCCCCTTTTCCTGGGATAG